AGTGCTACATTTAATGCTTACAAATTTCCTGGCCATGGCAACATTTTCAACGGTTTTGACAATCTTTTGGCCGCCTTAAACTATGCAAAACATCGATATGGCAAGAACTTGAACGGTTTAGGCGAAGGTCACGGTTATGCCAATGGCGGATTTGTAACAAATGAACAGATTGCCAGAATTGCGGAAGGAAATAAACCAGAAGCTATTATTCCACTTACTAAGAAGACAAGAGCATTACAGCTTCTTGCTAAAACACAACAAATTTTAGGCGTGCCAAACGGTGGAACTGTTATTGTCAATAATAATTATGATGAAATTATTGCACGACAGGATGCACAAATTACCTTGATGCAACAACAGATTGATCTTTTAACACAGTTATTGTTAAAAGATACAACTTTAGAAGTAGACGGTAGACAAATTGCAAGAGTAACAGCCAAATATATGGATGAAGAACTAAACAGACAAAAATTAAATAAAGCGAGAGCATCGGGGAGGGTGAGCTTTGCATGACGACATCATACTTACTTGATGTTATTTACAAAGGTATAAGGTTGTCTAATTACTGTTTTATTACGGAAATCCATCGTGACGTCATGCCCCCTCTCGAAAATGTCACGCTCGATATACCTGATAAAATAGGAACTTATTTTTATAGCAGAAAGGTTAAACCACGCATATTTGAAGTAGATATTTTGATTCCAGAACCACTTGAAGAGAACCGTCAAGCATTAGCTAATGTTTTAGACTCAGATTCTTTAGTGCCGATTGAGTTTACAGATCATCCTGGTATTGTTTATGAAGGAATTTTTACGGGTTCATCGGATATTTCAAAATTAAATTATCGAGAAGGAACAGCAACCTTACAGTTTTTCATCCCGTATCCATACGGAAAAGGCGAAAGCTATATAGCACACATTCCAGCGGATACAAACGTGCAGGATATTTCTGTTTACAGTGGAGTTGAAACATTTCCAGTCGTAACAGCCACGTTTTTGGAAGATACACCAGCTTTTGCGATCGCATGTGGCGAAAAATATTTGCAATTAGGGAATTTTCAAACGGTAGAAACTACGCCCGTACCACGTGAACAATTAATCTTCTTTGAATCGTGCGAATCGTTGACCGGATGGACAGCGTTGACAGGAACTTTTGAAGAAATTGCACTTACCGGTCAAATGAACTCTAATGGATACTCATTTAGCTTGTTGAATGTTGGCGAAGGTTCTGCTTGGCATGGCGCCGCATTGGCTAAAGGATTGTCTGAACCAGTTCAAGACTTTGTGTTTCAAGCAAAAGTTCAACATCGATCGACTGGAAAAGATCTCGAGAAACAAATGGGGAAAATAGATATTTATTTTCGAAATGCTGCCGGTGAATCGATTGCAAAATTAACTCTAAAAGATGATACTCCTACCGCCTATTTAAATAACGCACAGGCTGGACTAGGCTATTACGGAAGAAGAGACATTGTTTTTGATCGTAAAGTAAAAAATCTCAATGATTTTGATGGTCTGATTCGCATGAGACGTGAAGGAAATGCTATAAATGTCTATTTTGGTCAAATCAGAAAAGGAAAAGAAGAATGGTCAACTGCCACAAGAATCATTGATGCAAAAGGGTTATTTACAGATAAAGTGGCATCCATTGTTATTGCTCTTTCAACGCATGGGACTAGCCCTGCAAGCACCATGTATATTGAGGATTTGAAACTGTGGAAAATCAATCAACTGGATGATGATGCGGATGTTGATCTAGTGTTTCATGCTGGTGATGTTCTTACAATCGACATGGAAAAGGGAAGTATATACCTAAACAGTGTGAATGCTATTCAATACATGGTTCCAGGATCGCAATTTTTTGGTTTGAGTCCTGGTACAGAAACAATTGGAGTAATACCAGCTGGTGCTGTTGAAGTTGATATTCAGTATGACAGCAGGTATTTGTAGGTGGTGAGAAATGAGTAATAATATGATCTATATCATTGATTTTGATGGGAAAGTACAGGGAGTTCTTTCAAATGAACTCCCTTCTTCTATACCTTTTTGGGAAGATATGTATGTAGAAAATATCGAAGATGCACAATCAACATATGAGTTCAAATGTCCAGCTGATGGAACGGAATCTATCAAAGTTGAAAATTATGTAGCCATCCAAGATTTGGATGGTCAGTTAGTGTTGTTTAAAATACGAGAAATTCAGACATTTCGAGACTCGGACGGAAAACTATATAAACAAGTCTTTGCCGAAAATGCTGCACTTGAACTTTTAAAAACAATTGTCCGTCCCCGATCGTTTAGTGGTGTTACAGCCACACAAGTTTTAACTGATATTCTTCAAGGCACATTGTGGCAAGTTGGAATCGTTGAAATAACCGATGTGAATAATATTGAATTTACGGACTACATTACCGCAATTGAAGCCATTCAAAATATAAAGGACACGTATGGTGGAGAAATAAGGTATAGAGTTGAGTTAAATGGTGGTCAAATTTATAAACGGAATATTGATCTTTTGGAGCGTCGAGGTCAGTACACTGGAAAAAGATTCACCTATAGCAAAGATATTAAATCTATTACTCGAACTGAAGATACAAGCGAGCTTTACACAGCTGTTATCGGATTAGGAAAAGCTGATGAAAATGGTAATATACCAACTATAACTAATACAACAGGCACTTTTACAAATAAATACGGAACAACCGTTACAAAATATGCTGGCCAAGATTATATTGGCGATCCTGACGCTCTTGCCAGATGGTCTGATGACGGTCAACATCTTATGGGAGTATATAAAACAGAAGAAACAGTACCATTTGTGATTCTTCAAAAGACATGGGAGTTTTTACAACAGCATATTGAGCCAAAGCTGTCATATGAAGTTGATGTAGCACTTCTTGAACAAATCGCCGGATATGAGCATGAAAAGGCACGAATTGGGGATACGGTCATTGTTGAAGACCTTGAGTTCGAACCAGCGTTGGTACTAGAAGCCCGTATTGTTGAAATTGGTATTTCGCAGGCTGATCCGAGTCAAAACTATGTCAAATTGTCAAATTTTGTAGAATTACAAATCGCTGTTGAACAACAAGTACAAGGCTTGCTCGACTATATCAGAAAAAAAGAAGAGATGTGGAATAACGAACAAAGTATTTATAAAGGCTCAACACCGCCGCCTAATCCACGAGAAGATCAGTTGTGGCTGGATACTTCTACGGAACCAAACGTCCTGAAGCGCTGGAATGGTAAAGCGTGGATTAATGCTTCTCCCACTGAACCAATTGATATTGGCGCAGAAACACCAAAAGGAAGTCAAGATAAAGCTGACATTGCGGCATTGCAAACAGAAAAAAATCTAGTACTTAGTGAAAGGGCAAAGTTTAACTATCAAGTTGCTAGATTATTAGAACAAGAGTTTAAAACAGAAAACATTAAACAGGAATTAATTGACGCAAAAAGTAATTATGACGAAAAATGCGATCAGTTTTTAGAAGCAATAAATAAAGCGATCACGATAGATTTTAATAATGCTAAAAGAACTGCTGCAACGTTAGCCCGTACAAGTGCATTAAACGTTATAAATGATGAAAAAAGGGCAATGGTGGATGCAGCAAGGATTGAATATCAAGCAGCTGTAGAACGTCTATCCAATGCAATCGAAGCAGCAGAGAAAGATGTTGGTGATCAGCAAGATGCAAAAATTATTAGCGTTCAGAGTTCAATCACACAGCTAGATGATCGGATTACATTGGAAGTTGAAGCATTAGATAATCGTATGACGAGTTATGATTCACAAATAAATGTAATGTATGATCAAATCAATTTAAAGGTTAGTCAAAAAACCTATAATACTGACATCTCAAATATAAATAGTAGACTGGCAAATGCGGAATCTCAAATATCACTGCAAGCCAATCAAATTAATTTAAAAGTCAGCCAATCGACTTATAACAGTGATATATCAAGCATTAATAGTAGATTATCAAATGTAGAATCTCAAATATCTATTCAAGCTGATCAAATTTCGTCTAAAGTCAGTCAGACAGATTTTAATGGAAACACCATAGCATCACTTATAAATCAGACAGCTACAAACGTAACAATCAGCGCAAATAAAATTGATTTAAATGGAATCACAAGGGTTTCGGATGCGTTATGGCTTGGAAGTAGCACATCACAAACAAGAAAGGCACTAAACTTTAAAAGTTCTGCAAGTATCTACACACCAAACTATTCCGATAACCTTGTTATCGAGAGTATGGGCGAAATATATTTGAGTTCAGGCTTTTCTAACGGTGTTAGGGTTGGAACTCCTGGTTATAGCGTTCCGATTGTAACGTCATATCAGAGTCACCAACCTATTTCGTTAGAAGTAACTGGATCGGGTGGTTTGGTTGTACGTGTAAACGGAAAAACAGCAACATTTGCACCAACGAGCTGGACAGGATAGGAGGGATATTATGCAAATTGATGGACAAGTTTCAATTAAATTTCTAACTCAACAACTTGCGGCAGTGTATGAAGAATTAGCAGTTTTAAAGGCACAGTGCTTAGCTTTACAAAAAGAAAATGATGAACTCAAAAAATCTAAGAAAGGTGGAAATCAAAAATGAACATTAAAATTCTTCTTCATGATGGAACAGAAATCACAACAACAGTGGACACTTTCGATCCTAATGCTTTGGCGGAAACTATTAACAATCGGGAAATCTTAATGGTTCCAATTGGTAACGCCATCGTAAACAAAACATCTATAAAGGTAATCGAACCAGCAGAAAGCGCCGAATAATAAGGCGCTTTTAATATTTTCTAAAGGAGTGTGATGCAAAATGGCATATAACACAAAACGAATGCTTACAGACGCAAACGGTGATTTAATCCCACAACTTTTCGATCCTAGCTCAGATAGTTTCGTCCCTTGGCAAACAGACACTGCCTTTCCTTTAACAACAAAAGGAATGACGGAATTTGCTACTGGTACAAGAGTGGTTAGTTCCACAGCGTCAGAAATCTATGCAGGAACGGCCCCGTTGACTGGTAGAAGAACGCTGATGATTCGAAATGAAGATAGTGATATTTCAATTCGAATCGGTGACTCAAATGTAACTCTGAATAATGGTTTTTCTATTGCCCCTCAATCGGTCATGGTTTTTGATTTGGAACCGTCTAATCCTGTTTCAATCTACGCTGTAAGCGAAAAGGAAGTTATGATTTCAGTGTTGGAGGCAAAATAAGATGATTCAATATGTCAGCAGTCCATCAATAGCGAATAAAAAATTACAGGATACTATTTTTTATGCTCAACAACAAGGAGATTATGCAAAAGAACAGGGTGACGCCGCAAAAGAAGCAGCCACTAATGTGAATGAAGCTGTTCAAAGCGCTAATCAAGCCGCTGAAAATGCTAATAGTGCGGCTACCACAGCTAGTAATGCGGCAAATAACGCGAATGAAAAAGCTACATTGGCACAAGAGAAAGTTGATTCTCTAAGTACACTAGAAACTCAAATAAATCAAGCAATTATTGATTCTCAAACGGCTACAGAAAATGCTAATATATCAGCAAGTAACGCAAATGATAAAGCTACTTATGCTCAACAGCAAGGAGATTTTGCTAAAACGCAAGGTGACTATGCAAAAGCACAAGGAGATGCGGCCAGTTCGGCAATAGCTAATGTTAATAATGCCATTACCAATGCCGAACAAGCCACTGCTAACGCCAACAATGCGGCAGAAAATGCAAATACAGCCGCCACAAATGCACAAAATGTTACGGACAATATAAGATATATAGAACCATATAACCCTTCTACAACATATCAAAAAAATAATATAGTTACTTACAATGGTAGCAGTTTTATAGCGAAACAAACGACAACTGGAAATACTCCAATTGGTGATGCTAACGATGCGTATTGGGGTTTATTAGCACAAAAGGGTACTGATGGTAAAGGTAGCGTATCTAGTGTTAATAATTTGTCTCCTGATACAAATGGCAATGTAACTATTACTCCTAATGATATTGGTGCCATTCCAATATCACAAAAAGGTGTCCCCAATGGTGTTGCAAGTATTGATGAAAATGGTAGAGTCCTAGATGGAAATGGCAATGTAGTTGAAGGAAAAGTAACCAGTGTTAATGGACATATTGGAGATGTTAATCTTAACGCTAACGATGTTGGTGCTATTTCAATATCTGAAAAAGGTGTTCCAAATGGAGTAGCGTTATTAAACGCTGATGGAAAAGTTGTTGATTCTAATGGAAATTTAGTTGAAGGCAAGGTTACAAGTGTAAATGGTCAAATAGGAGATGTCAATATCACAGCTGCTGATGTGGGGGCGGAAACACCTGAAGGTGCGCAGGCAAAAGCAGATCAAGCTGAACAGAACGCAAAAGCGTATTTTGATAGTCAAAAAGGACAACCTAACGGCGTTGCGACACTTGGCCCTGATGGTAAAGTTCCTACCGAACAATTGAGCAGTGATGCAGCAACAAAAGACGAACTCACACATCTAAACCTCAACGTGATTGACATGGCTGTGGAACTCGAAACGCTGAAAGGAGCTACTTTGAACGGTGTTACAGCCAATATTTTTATAGAGACGTTTCAAACACTTGATGACATCAATCTTATGAACGGAGTTTATGACAGTACAAACAAAAGGTTGGTGCTTTAATTGGCCTACAACGATTTATTGATATATAAGAAGGCTGAAGTGCTTTTAAATGGAGCATATCCAATCTTGAAGAATTTCCTAAAATCAGAAAAATTTGCTCCATATCCGTATATCAACGTGGAAGGAGAGATGAAGTTTGGCGAACGGCGATTTAATTAAATTAGGTACTCTGTATGTCGGTGGAACTAAACTAGCTCGTCCGACAAAACCTTGGCGAACGGATATTACGCCTCCAGGAGCTCCGAGTGCTGGTGATATCCCGTCATATACCGTCAGGGCGGCAATCGAGATTAGAGACACTGATGTTGACGACGCTTATAAAATCCAGTGGCGCGAGGTAAACATCGGTACAAAAAAATTGCTTGTTGCAGACCGCAACTTATTGGTCAACATCTCATGGGATGATTTAAACGCGCAGAGCCTTGTATCTGGTAAAACGATTACTATTGATGGACAACAATATAAACTACGATTATTAACGGCCGGTTCTAATTATCGTTCAGGGACAGACGCATACTCCGGCGGTTCGCCCACGACAAACGAATGGGATCAAATTATTGTTAACGAGGCCAACTATGCTGGATTTCCAATTCCGGCAGCATCGGATTTAGACACTACTCAAGATGCTACAGATTTTAATAGTGCTCACAATCAATATTGGAACTGGTTTTATATCTATTCATGGGGAAAAGAAACATACACCGGAAACAGCGCCTACCGTGCTATTCGCGGGTACTATTCGGCTCGCAGCTGGAACTACTTTTCTTCGGGCAGTCGCTATACTAACCTCGGTTGGCGCCCCGTCCTTGAATTTCTGAATTCTGCCCCTGTGATCTCTGGCACAGACTCAAATTTAGGAAATAAGCCATCGAGTTTTACTGTGAACTATTCTGTTGATGATATAGATGCAACCGATATATTGACGGTAACGGAAAAAGTCGATGCAACAACCATTCGAACAATCAACAATGCCGTCCGTGGTCAAACCTACACGCTCGACTTGAGTAGTGTATGGTCAAGTCTGTCGCTTGGTTCTCACACAATCACAATCACCGTCACAGATGGAAAAGGCGGCACAGCAACGCGGACATATACGTTCACGAAAACGGATGATCGAATCAAATTTACGCTGAAAAATCCGATTCAAACATCTATTGCAGCAAAGAAAATTGTCGTTAGTGGTGTGGTTACTGTTCCAACAGGTGCTACATTGTCGGTGAAAGCGTGCAACAATTCTTTTGATTCAAACCCGACATGGGAAGACATTACACAAAAGTTTTTGAATCGTGAATCTCATACTTTTACCAACGCTTCAAAAACAGCAGCGAAGTGGGGTATCAACTTGCAGTTTGAAATAATAAAAGGAACCGCAACCGATCAAATCATTGTCGATGGATTCGGTTTTTCATTCGAGTAAAAGGAGGTGAAGATTGGTGAAAAGTATCCGCATTAAAGATTTAGAAATCGTGGAGCAGGAACAAAAGATGGAACAGATTCCGACACAAACATTGGCAGAGTTGACGATTGAGAACAATAAAAAGGATGTTTTAATCGCACAACTAACAAATACTGTAGCGATGTTGAGTTTAGAAATTAATAAACTTAAAGGAGGAAACTAGTATGAAATCAATTTATTTCGATTTTTATAGTACATTTTATAAATTTGGATACTTAAGCAAAGAGATCGTCCATGAAGCAGCGGAATGGGGAGTCATTAGCTTAGAAGAGTATAAAACTATTACAGGAGAAGATTATATAGCAAACGCCGCACAGTAGGCGTATTTTTTATGACCAGACGGGGAAACCCGTCTTTTTATTTTGGAAAGGATGGATAGAAAATGGATAAAACATATCAAATTTTAACTGCAGTTTTCGTCGGGTTAATCCAATTTTTATACGGAGATTGGACTGTGCTGCTAACGATTTTAATGGCACTTACTGTTATTGATTTCATCAGCGGTTTGGCTGCTGGATACGCCAATGGAGAACTCAAAAGTAAAGTGGGAATGGTGGGCATTGCGAGAAAGGTGTTTATTTTCTTGATGGTTGCAGTTGCCCATCTAATTGACATGTTACTTGTTCAAAGTGGGCTTGAGACGAAAGCCGTCGTCATGACAATGACTATCGTTTTTTATGCGGTCAATGAAATACTTAGCATCACTGAAAACGCAGGCCGCGTTGGATTGCCGGTACCGGAGCAAGTTAAAAATGCCATTGTTGTGCTTAGAGGTAAAGGAGAGGATAGAAAGTGACGGGAAAAATCGCTGATCTTTCTTATTGTCAAACCAATGTGGATTACGCAAAGTTCGCCAAAGAGGTGGACTTGGCAATCCTTAGAGTTCAATACGGTAGTAACAAGGCCGATAAGGAATATAAAAATCATGTTGCTGGATGTAAAAAATATGGGGTTCCGTTCGGAACGTATGCCTATGCTCGATTTGTCAGCGTCAATGATGCAAGAGTTGAGGCGGATAACGCATTCCAACGAATGGATAAAGACTCAAAATTCTTTGCAATTGACGTGGAAGAAGTCACGACGAAAAATGCTGCCGACATTGTGCCGGCTACTCAGGCTTTCATTGATAGGATGAAAGCTCATGGTGTTGAAAAGGTTGGCTTATATACAGGCCATTCATTCTACTATGACCATAAAATGGACCAAGTAAGGGCGGATTTTCTCTGGATTCCTCGCTATCCTGCAAACGACAAAGGTTTGCCTACTGGTACAAAGCCGAGTATGACGGCGGATCTCTGGCAATACACCCAAAATGGACGAGTAGCGGGGATCAAATCTCCTGTAGACTTAAATCAGCTTGTTGGGAAAAAGACATTGGACTGGTTCATCGGAGGACGACAAGCCCAAACAGCAGCCACTACACAGAATAATACAAAGAATGGAGGAATTAGAATGTATCAACCGTCGAATGCAGAATTAATGAATGCCACTTTACGAGTGCTCGGAAGACTATCTCAGAAGGATCCGAATGGAATCAGCAAAGATTGGTATACCAAAGCTCAAAAAGGCGAAATTCCTTTGGATGATGTTGTTGGGTTGCTTTATGTCGCTTTAGATCGTGGACTGATTCAAGGCAGTGGAAAATAAAAAGGCCCTTCTCTTTCGAGAGGGGCATATCTATTTATTTTTTTAAACTTTTCTTATATTCATTGGCCTGTTCCACAGTCCAAACAGGAGTAGCAGCTAAAATTTGAACAGGCTCAGGGAGTGGTGGTCTTACTTTTTGCCCCTCCCGTTGGCGCGAATACTTTGTACTTAATCTTGCTTTATCCCATCCGATAATTTCAGCAAATTCTTTGATGCCAACAAGAGGGGGAATTACTCCCCCGACAATTTTCCAACCTCATACATGTATTTTGGAACATCCCGACCAATACTTTTCAAATGTTCTTCCACCTCATCCAAATCTTCTAAAATTTCACCTGTTTCATGAGATCCTTGCCATTGTGACCATTCGTTAAGCAAAAATACGTCTTTATCACTGACATCCTGACCGTCTATCTCGAGCACTTTGTAAATTCTCTCATGTTCACCGATCCCTCCGGTGACATGATTTCTTCCATCCCATTCATCCAAATCGACATATGATTCAGTAATGACAAGTTTTGTTTCAGTCGTATTTTCATCCAAAACAAAAGTCCTAAAATTGCTTCCATCCCACCACTCATAAACCTTGATTGATTCGGCGTCAGCAAGGTTAAAAAATTGCTGCTCGTAGCAGTCAAAAGCAAGTTTATTTTCGATCGCAGGAAATTCATCAGCCGATGAAACTTCTGCATTTTCATAACCTATACTTTTAAGAAAATCCTTCATTTCATAAACATCTTGAATATTTTCATCCATTTCAGAGAGTTGTTTTTGTAAATCCGCTATGTTAGCTTCAACATTTTCAATGATCAAAGTCTGATCACTAACCCAGGCGCGTTCTTCAACTTTCTTTTTGTCGATCAAGAACGCAAAGCTGTTAAAATCATTTTTCCAAAGCACTTTTTCCAATTTCATTTTTATTCCTCCCGATTATAGACTTTCAGATACTGCTTTTTCTTTACTTGCAGCTATCTTGCGATATGCTTCTACTTTTGACCAAGCTGCTTTCATAATTTTGTCTTTCATAAATTTCACAACATCATCAGCTGCACGAGAAAGGTCTTGACCGATAAAGTCATAGCAAACCATTTTTTCTGCTTTCCAATCATAGTACATTTTCCGTGACAAACGCCGAAGTGCTCCTACTGTTTGTCCAGCCACTTCTTTTAATTCAACTAACTGCATTTTAACTTCTATGTAAAGACGATGTTTTCCATATTTCATCCAATCGTTAGCGGTAGCTTCTACCACAACATCCTTCACGTTTTTCAAACCTTTAGCCAACTCCCATGCGATTTTCAGAGCTTCCGCAAAATATTCCTTCACCTTTCCGCCAAACTTAGCAACACCTTCACGAGCGATTTTCCAAGCCTGCTGCATCACTTCCTTTAAGTTTACTTTTTTCATGCCCCATTCCTCCTATCAAAAGTGATAACTTTGTTATCTATAATATATCAAAATTAGATAACTTTGTAAACACTTTTTATAAATTTTTTCATAAAAAAATCCCTGCTTTAGCAGGGGTTTTCGTCCCAAACTATTTATTTTTTCTGAATGTTATAATATACTGTCGTTGGTTGGTAATATTGTGTAATCATACTTTAATTTATAATGGAATTAATTAACCACTTTTTTCAAAGAACTTTTTTGGCCACTGGAATCAGTGGTCGTTTTTTTGTATATAAAAATTCCCAACATACGAGGGTGGCTATTTCAATTTGTTGTGCCTTTGGTGCCGAAATGGTGCCAGACACCATATAGTTACGTATCATTCAGTGAAATAAATTTTTATAAAAACAGATATATAATAAGAAGAAACAAGGAAAAATTATTGGATATTATTCGAGATAATCATATAATACATGGGCGGAATGATGTAATTTCCTTAAAAACCCCTTGAAATCAAGGGGTTTTTTCTATAACAAGTCCATTTTTGGTGCCATTTTGGTGCCGATTTATAAATTTTCGAGGTTTCTCATGAGTTCTCCGAACTTTTGGGAAGCCTCTTTTTTACGATCTTTCGTAATATGCAAATAAACTTGAGTCGTTGTTTCGTCATCTACATGCCCAAGCCGATCCATGATTTGTAGCAACTCCACCCCGGCTTCAGCAAGTAAAGATGTATGAGTGTGACGTAGGGAATGTGGTGTAAGGTGTTTCTTAATGGAAGGCAATTTTTTTAATACGGCTTCCATACGATTTTCAACAGTCTTGATAAAATGTGGATAACCATAATAAGGTGGATTCATTCTGCCGAAAACAAAATCGCCATCGTAATAATCTTTACCTACTTGGAGTTTTAATTCTTTTTGTCTTATCCGGTGCTTTTTTAATACACTTAAGACTTCATCTTCAACAATGATTTTACGTATGGATCCCTCTGTTTTCGGTGGGAGTAATTTAAATTCTTTTGTATTATTGTTTGGATTGTAATAAGTTTTTGTAATATTAATTGTTTTCTCATCAAAATCGATATCCTTCCACTTTAATGCAACCAGTTCCCCTGCACGTAATCCAGTCCAGGCTAAAACAAAAAGCATGGTATAGGTTTCTTCATCCATTTCCTTTGCCTTGTCCAAAAATAACTTTAATTCATGCTTTTCAAGATATTTGTCCTCAATCTTTGTATTTTCAATATCCTCAACTGTTTTTTTATCCTTTGGAATAAAAGCATACTGAGTGGGGTCAGTCATAATCAAATCTTGTTCCATTGCTCTCTTAAATATCATCCGTGCCGTACCATGAATGCCGGATATAGTTCTGTATGAAAGGTTTTCTTTTTCTTTTAAATCAATTAGAGCATTCTGGTACATTTTTTTTGTAATGTCTTTTAGTTTATATCGAGCAAAGTATTTGTTTAAATGCCCGATTTCGTGTTTTCTGACCCTGATCGTGCTGATTTTAACATCAGTTGCTTTGTAGACAGATAGCCACTCTTCAGCCATTTCTTTAAAGGTAATATCCCCTTTAGTATCTAAATTTCTTAGGCCTAATTGATATTCCAATTCCATTGCAGCCTCTTTAGCATCTTTTTGCTTTAAAAACCCACGTCTGACTACTCGACGACGTTTACCCGTTTGTGGATCAATGCCGTTTTCGATGACAAACATCCATCGCTCACCTTTTTTGGTTTCGTACTTTTGAAAGCGTGCCATTTCTATACCTCCTTAACCAATCAATTGATTAAAAAGCTTTGTTTAACTCGGGAATATATGTTCGGTTTTCGGTTTTAAAGTAAAGCCCCGGAGAGGGCTTACTCGTTATATAAAACATTATATTGATCAGCAATAGCAGGTAAATCGACATTCTCTAAATGTTTAAAATTGATTTTATCTAGAATGCTTTTTTCTAAGCTAATTTTATAGGCAGTATCAGACTTGGTGTTTCCGTATTGATCCGTTAATGGCAGATACCAAAAATATGTAATGCTGTCTATTTTAAAATCAATGGTTGGATCATTTTTGATGGCTTTAGCAATCTCCAATGTTTGTTCGTTCACTTTTTCTTTGGTGAATTTATTAGTCATTTCCACTGGAGCATTCAAACGAACAAGAATCAACTTACTACCATCTTGCTTTCCCATATTGTCGTTCACTTCGACTTCTCGAACGGTGTTTTTCTTTTTACCGTTCCAATCCACTTTATCTCCTATGGCATCTTCAATATCGAACCGAACATAATCAGCATAATCTTTATTGGTCGTTTTAATATCATTATCTTTACCATCAGATTTATAAATACCAGTAGATTTTTCAGGATGGTCAAAGTTATTTACTCCATCTTTGTCGATTCTAGTAGTATCTTTTTCTATAATTCCTGATTGTTCAATTGATTCAACATAATTACCTTCATCGAATTTAATAACAGCGTACGAGTCAGGTGATAAAGCATTTTTCCCTCCATATTCCCACATATATCCTTGTTTATCTACTTTTTTGGGATTACCAAGTGTTTTCTTGACATGCTTATAAGAATCTCCTAATTTTACTTTTTTTAGATCATTTGCGGTAATAGATGCATTACTTTTTGTTTTGACATCAAGAATCGGATCTTTTCCTTGCTTATAAGATCCTGAATCGCTTTCATTGTTATCGTAAACAAGAAAACTAATGAAAACTAATAGAACGGAAAGGCCTAATCCAGCTAGAGAAATAAAAAAAGCTTTTTTGGGTTTTTGAAATTGTTTTTTCAAGAGCTTTCCAGCGATAAGAACAATACCAAGTATTACTGTCGCAAAAAATGAAATCGCCCCTAACCAACTACCTATTGTTACAAAAAAATCACTCATTTTTTTCTCTCCTTTTTTATTACTATTTACCTATTAAGGAAACAAAAAATTTCAAATAAACCTTTCCATTTCATACGGGATACCATAATTCTGCAGAACCTGAAATTTAGTTTCGTAGTTTTTCAAATCTTCATTTGATAAAAGTAAATGGACGGCAAAATAATTTGCCTCAACTTCGATTTTGTCCACAGAAAAGAAAGTGTTTTTTCTTAAAAAAGGTGTGTTTGCATTTGGATGGAGAACGGCGTGACCTAATTCATGGGCACAAACAAATCGTTGCAAATGCTCATCCAATCTATTATTAATATGGATCATTCGCACACGTTTATATGTGCAGTAAAAACCATAGGTATTAACTAAATCATGAAAGCGTAAATAAATGTTTTTCGCTTTAGCTATCTCAAACGGATCATTCGTTTGATATTTTTGAGTGAGTTCTTTAATAATCCCTTTGATATTCCCTATTTTCATTTTCTTTCTACTCCCTATTTTTATTTCTCTTTTCTATATTTTTTAGGAGTAAATTTTTGTTTTGCGATTTGCTTTGCGAATCGCAGTGAACTTTCTAAGGACAATCGTAATGCTTCTTTTGTTTCTTCATCCATTGGTTCCCCATGGAAAGAAAGTGCTTCCTTACTTTCTAAATCACTTAGCATCTTTTCTAAATCGCGTGCAATATCACGCTCTTCTTTTTCTGTTAATGGAGGCAGATCATCAGATTCTGAATCGCTATTTTCTATATATCCAGCGGCCTTCATTAAATCTTCGTATGTTACACCTTTTAAATAAGGGGCAAGCTTTTTTAAGGTGGCAGGTGTAGCTTTTTGTGTACCTCCTTCAATTCTAGCAATGGTGCCGTTGCTCACACCTGAAGCTAAAGAAAGTTGTCTTTGACTTTCATATCCACTTTTTTCTCGCAATTCCGCAAAATACAACCCGAATTCTTTAAGGTTCATAACTAATCACCTGAAATGTTTTATTAGTTTCATTTTATCAAACTGTTTCATACACGAAACATCAAAAAATGTGTACTACACTAAAAATTTTTACAAAAAATTGTTGCGTTAACTACACAATTGTTTTATACTAATTTGTGTAGAGGACGAAACAACGAATGAGAGGTGAAAACATTGAAAATTAAACTTCGTGTAGACGTTCTCGAAGAACTTCAAAAAGAAAAGAATTGGAGTGACACAGAACTAGCAAAACAAATGGGTATTTCGAGAAGTCGGCTTTGGAGAGCCAAGCTTCCTGAAAGCCACAACGAATATTGTTCTCCAGGTGAAAGCTTTATTGTTGGTGCTTTAAAAGCTTTTCCTAACAAAAAATTTGAAGATCTATTTTTTTTAACCGAGACGTGTAGTTCTATACACAAAGGAGAAACAGCTTAAAGAAGTTTGTTAACCCCGGAAAACTAAAGTTTTCCTCTCCACAGCCGCATAGAGCGCCGAAGAGCGGGAGTGCGCCACGATCCGCAAGGGGAGCCGCGCCAGAATACATGCGATGGTCACTGCGACGACTCGACGCTGTATGCGGTTGTTGGAGGGAAGGCGAAAAACAATTGAAAGGTGGTAATCACATGCCGAAAACAATGATTACTTTCGATGAACTCGAAGCGAACCTGTTTAAAGCCCGCATGGAAGAATTGTTTCGGCAAGCTTATGAGAAAGGTGTGGAGGACGGTATGAAACGCTATTCGTATCCTCCGGTTTTAACGAACAAACACTTGGCCGAAATACTTCAAATTGCCATGCCGACTGTCATAAAAGTGACTTCGAATCCTACTTTTCCGAGATTGTCGGCTATCAAAGCAAGATATCCACGCGATGCTGTATTCGAGTGGATCGAACAAAACACAACGTTTTTGAAAGAGGTGATATAGGTGAATCAATTGCAACAAATTTTTCAATATCAAGATCACCAAGTACGAACTGTCATCAAAGACGGTGAACCTTGGTTTGTGGCCAAAGATGTTTGCGATGTTTTAAATCATTCTAATCATAAAGTTGCTGTTTCTCGTCTTGATAAAGATGAGGTAAGTAAAGTTTACCTCGCCGATACTTTAGGGAGAAATCAGAGAACCACCGTCGTTAATGAATCTGGTCTTTATTCACTTATTCTAACTAGCAATAAACCAGAAGCAAAAGCATTCAAACGTTGGATCACTCATGAAGTTATCCCAACCATCCGCAAACATGGCGCCTACATGACGCCGGAAAAGATAGAAGAAGTACTTCTTAATCCAGATACAATTATTAATCTTGCTACTCAACTTAAGGAAGAACGGCAAAAACGAATTAAAGCCGAACAAACGATTGAGATTCAAAAGCCGAAAGTTATTTTTGCAGAGTCAGTACAGGCTTCTGAAAACAGTATTCTTATTAGAGAATTAGCGACAATCCTCAGACAAAAAGGTGTAGATATCGGAGAAAAACGCTTATTTGCATGGTTAAGAAAAAACGGATATTTGATCAAGCAAAAAGGCGATTCTTACAACTTACCAACACAAAGAAGTATGGAACTTGGACTTTTTGAAATTCATAAGCGAACACTTACAGATCCTGATGGTTCTATCAGAATCACAAGAACCCCAAGGGTCACAGGCAAGGGGCAAATCTATTTTGTTAATAAATTTTTAAACAATAGTAAGCCTGGTGTTGTTGCTTTATGAGTAATGTCGCTCAATTTCCATATATCAGAATTGCCTATGACCTTTTAAAAAGAGCAGAACACAAAGTTTTCAATGTTGAATTATACAACGGTTTGGATGCACCAATACTGTCAATTCGTGAAAAACCAGAATTCATCATTTTAGACTACATCGATGAAGAAGAAGGATATGAACTTAATATCCACTTTAAAAATTCATGCATCATAGTCACCGAAAAAGATTTCGAGTTTTATATCGACGAAGATAGAGATTGCGTTTTTATCACGTCCAAAACTGATAAAAACCTAACATTTTTGATTCTTATTTAGTGTTGATTGCTTTTTCTATTAATATACTAGCATTTCCTTCCAAAAATGATGGTAGATAGGAGGTCTTGGGGTTTGGAAACTGGTAGAGCAGCAACAGCTGCTAGAGAAGCAAGAAAACAAATAGGAAAAACTCAATTGCAATTGTCGATGGATTTGTTTGAATCCAGGGAAGCAATTTCTCAACAGGAGAATGGTAGATATAGAGTTCAGCCAAATGTCGCAAAATATTTCGCTGAACAACACAATGATCCTTGGGTGGCGATAGAATCGGCTGCCGAGTATACAGGTTGGGGGCCGGTGAAATTAGACGGCGATATTGTTGATCTTCATCGATCAAGTGTCACGTTAAAAACCCGTGAAGAACTTACAGAAGCGATTGAAGCAATTGAAAGTGTTTGTGTGGCTAATCAACCTCGATCTATTAAGGATTTTGATAAACAACACCTAGAAGAAGCCATTTTACAAGCGATCGATGCAATCGTCGCTCTTACTCAATATGTCGCAGTAATCTGTAAGGATTACGGATTTTCCTGGATTAAGATGTGGAGCAAACATCGGATGAAATTGAAATCAAGGGGGTACGTGAAATGAAAAATTCAGATTTTCTTGAAAAAGATCTTGCGAATGCAATCAAACATTATAAATGTTGCTGGTCTTGCCTTTACAAGGCGGAGATCGAAATGGCTTTTGGAAACTTGGAATTGGCGGAAAAGCGAATGGAAGATTTCAATAGATCCCTAAATGAATTGAAAAGACTGAAAGCCAAAAAAGAGCAATACGATCGGATGAAAGAGTTTGTTGTGGAGTTGAAAAGGCGTGGGATCAATGCCGAACAGATAGTTCGAATTATTTGAGGTGATGAACATGCTAACAATCGGATTTATTATCATAGCTTTTGCCGCAGGATACTACTGGTGCTTAGCGAATGTCGAGGCAAAAAAATAAGCAGCAAGCTAAAGCTCACTGCCCAATCAGAATCAACGTTAAATATATTATGCCTCAAACACGAATTTTTTTCAAGACAGGCTGATGCCTGTCGACATGATCAGGAATGTTACCATCCCCCTACATTTTCTCCCCTCCGCATTCCTGGTCAT